CTTGCCCTACTATATCGAGCAATGCATTTCAAGAAAATAATTTACTCGGTGGTGTACGACGTCTCACTGAAATAGAATGTGAACGCTTGCAAGGTTTCCCAGATAACTGGACTCAATACGGCAACTACAACGGCAGAAAAAGACGCATTTCAAAGACAAAACGTTACAAGCTAATCGGCAACGCCGTAACCGTGGATATTGTAGAACTAATAGCAAAACGATTAAATTTTATATTACTATGAAAATCTCCCTTACCTTATCACGAGGCCAAGCCGAAGTCCTTGCCCGAGTTGCCTTTATTGATAAGCCCATTTTCAACAACAGAGAACAGCGAGTACATTATAGTCTAATGAGAGAAATCACCGTAAAGGCTACTCGCTTTTATATGGGCTTCACAACGCAAAAATACCGAAAGTTTTGGCTTAAGGCTTATGAGGCCGATCTTCTTGAAAAGTTTATTGACCACACTTTAAAAGTGGTAGAATATGGAACCTATGAGCGGCAAACACTTTTTCAAATAATGTATGAAATAGACGAACAATTAGCATAGATATGGAAACAACCTATATTTTTAAATCGAAAAACACTCGAATTGAGTATTTGTTTAAATATGATTTAGAGGGAAACCTAACTACTTTACAGAGTACAGGAGAGCCCCCGACAAACGAACAGTGGCATTGGCTTGTGCGCTACTTTCCCTATAATGAAGAGCGTATTGCTATATTAGCAAGCGACGCCAACCTCCGAAAGTATTTCAGCATTGAGAAGACGCCCGCCTCAGTAACCTTTGAGGACTTTTGGAATGAGTACGGCAAAATCGGCACTAAAGCAGTTGCCAAACGCAAGTTCGACAAGCTCAAGCCCAAAGAGGTTATCCAAGCCTTCATAGGAATTGACAAAGAAAAGTCTAAAAAGAAACTTGACGGTACTGCAATGCCCTACGCCGAGACCTACCTAAACCAAAAACGATGGGAGGTGTGAGCCACACGGGCAACAAGCAATAAAAAACGAGCCAATTAGCACTATTATATTTGCTAATTGGCTCGTTTGCTAATTTGTATATTTACTAATTATATCGTACTTTTGCACTATAAAATCATTCCTTAAAAGCAATGCCTCTAAAAACACCCCATAAAAAGCAGGGTTACCAGCGTAACCAACTCCTCCGATACAAAGCAGTAATGGACGAGTTCAACCGCCACGACTATCGCTATATGCCTATTTCGGTAATATGGCGTGAGTTTATATACCCCAAGTTCTTTATATCACGAGGCACACTCTACAAAATTCTAAGCATTGATGTAGACAATGAGCTACAAGCCTACGCCTAATTAGCTGTGCGGCTCGCACTAACAATTCTGCACTTCACAACTGTAATACACTTCATATTCTTGTACTCCATCATCACGCAGCGTTCTGCTCTGTGAACTTCTAATCAGTGGCGAAACATTAGGTAGCAATGACACTCCGTGCAGCTGCTGATGTATCTTTTCTATAATACCCCATATTGCCCATACCTCTTCTTTTTGTCTCCTTGGGGCCTGCATACTACTATTGCTAAGCCTCATATTAGCTACCGTAATTTTTATCTGTACAGTGCCTATCTGTCGTTGTACAGGCTTCTTGCTCATATCCCTACCAAGGTTAGAGAATTGCACTTGCTGCACATCAATCAGTACGCAAGGGAATTGCACAGGCATATTAGGACTGTAATAGTCTAACTGCCCCCAATTCTCATCTATATATTTAAGCTCAGCAATCTCGCTTATTTTCTGTTGTATTTTCTCTAATAATGCTTTCATTGGTGTATGTTATTTAGTGCTTCTTTTATATTGAAATCTACTATTTCGGTTACCATACGTTTTACCTCAGTATGATTACCTATAAATTGCCGCTTTGGTATTTTTAGTTTGTTGCCTACCTGTTTTAAGGCAAGGGCTTTCCAGTGTTCTGCTTCTACCGAAAAAGCCTTTTGTGCAGCCCCTTTGCGCCCTTTAGCCGCCCCAATAGCTTTGTAATACATTGCCCAAAAATAACGCTTCATTTTAGCTGTTACTTCCACTTCACCGCCATTGTTTTGAATGTCAGCATAAGGCACCGAACTTGTCCAGCGTACAGTAGTACCTTCAATGTTGCTACGGATAGAGCGGCGCAAGGTACCTGTACGCATCATCAGTGAGCCACGCCGATTAGGTATAAGGGTATTAGCCCATTTATCATCAAAGAACGCTTTACGCTCAAAATTGCGGTCAAACGCTTCTGTGAGCTTCACTTTGGTATCCGTTAAGATGTGATTTAAAAAGTCTTTAAACTCCATTTAAAAAAAGTTTTGTGTTTATTTGCTTGTTGTTTTGTTTTTATTTTGTACTTTTGTTCCCTAAAATACATTTTACTATGGACTTACTAAATAAATATCTCAGCAAACGTGATTACTCAGGAAGTGAGGAGGATATTTACGCCCAAGATATAGAAACCTTCTATAACTTCTCTCTACTTCATAATGAGGAAGGTCGTTTTTTAGCTCTTTTAAAAAAAGCCGATAAAGAACAAAAAAGAATTACTTATGCCACAGAACAAGATGTTTTGTGTAGTGATATTTTTGTTCACCAACTTACTCTGGTATAAAACTTCTAATCATTTGTATAGTATCTTGATATAAATCAGGCATTACCTCCCTAAAAACTTCATTACCTGCAAAGGTATTTTCAAAAGCGTGGGCAATAAACTCAGCTTCCTTCATTCCATCTATACTAAAATATCTTCTTGAGTGTCCTGAACCAAAATTACTATTTAAGGACATAAGTGTATCACTACAAGCCCCTATTTGTTCCATTAAATTATGGTTATTCTCTCTCTGAGCTTCTCTCATTTTTTCATTGAGATTTCTCTGAATTTCTAAGTATCCTTTATTTCTATCTTCAGCAAAGATATTACGATGTTTATCCATCACATCTTTTACTCTACTGTCTTGTCTCATTCCTATATGAGTGTCAATAGCGTGTCCAAATTCGTGATAAACTACCGCTTCTGCATACCAGTTGCTTTCTCGTCTTCTACTATCAATGGGTATTTTCACAAAATTACTTGTAGGTGAATAATAGGCTCCACTCATAGCCCTATATCCTATAGGTTCTCTAAAATACAAAGGTGTTTCTCTTGTTAAGCCCTCAAAAATACTCCTATTAACTGTTATATTTAACTGACTTTCATAAGTAGGAATATTAGTAGGTGTATATTCGGGTTCTTGCCTTTGTTGCATATTATTTAACACCTGCTGTGCCTCTCCAGCCCCTACTACTTGGGTATAGGTATTAGTGGGTGGAAATACTTTCTTTTCCTGCCCTGGGTTAAAGCGAAACATCTCCAATTTATTCTTGCCGCTCTTGCCTATCTGGGTAGTAGCAGCCTCGCCTGCCTTTTTGGCAGTTTCGGGGTTGCTTTTGGTGTTTTCACGTGCCAATACTTCTACAGTTGTACAACGGCAACGCCACCCATTAGGTGGGTAGTACTCTGTCCAAAAAGCATCGTCTTTAGGCAAACATATTCCTGCCAAAGCTGCGTGGCTTTGCCTTACGCGCTCATCACCTGCGGTGCGATATTCCAACCAATAACGGCTCGTATCGGTTTGTAGGTTAGCCCAATTAGCGGCACTTTGGGCACTCTGTACGGCAAACTGGTACTCGGCTTCTAAGTAGTTACGGTTATAGGTGTTATTCAGTTTTAGTATCTCCTGTTCAAACTGATAATAAGGGCGTATATTGCCCTGCTCGTCTTTTAGTTTGCTACGGGCTTCCGTAAGTTGTGTATGGGTTTTGAGTCCTGAAAAGATAAATACATCTTTCTCTAAATAGGTTCTCATCTCATCGGGTACTTCGTGAGGGATAGCAGTGTTAAACACTTCAGCGGTAGCCGTAATCAGATCGCGGTAGGCTTTGTATTTGGTAAGGTCTTCGGGTTTATAGGTGCCTTTCTTATGCAAATAGTCAAACGCTTTCTTAGCCACCTTAGTAAGGTCTTTCTCCCCTCTACTTGGGAGAGGGGCAGGGGGTGAAGATGCTAATCTTGCTTCTTGGCACGCCTGACAATCGCAAGGAGCGTATTGGTTTTGTAGGTTCAGGTGTAATGCCCCGAAATAAGTGTCGGGGCTTAGTCGAAAAAATCTAAGGAGAGTTTTTGAGGTGTAGTAGGTGCTTTGTTCCCTATTACTTCAATACCGAATTTCTCTTTAAGCCACTCATCTGATACTTCTTTATAAGGCAGTATTTCCTTAGTGCGAGTCCACAGTTCTCCCAAGTCCTCTGCTTGGTCATATACGAGCGATAAGCCCTCTTCGGGGAGTACTCCAATGGCGTACAGAGCAGGTAGTACTTTATCATTCATATACTGTTCTACCATTGTTTGGTCGGCATCAACAAGGGCTTGCAACATATCTTGCGAGCTTACTTCTTTACCCTTGCTACCGTACTTTGTATCTTGCCCTATGATAGCCCCCGAAATGAGTAGCGAAATATTATCACGGCACAGTTTTATAAGTCCGTTATACACTTCACCTGTAGCGGGTACCCCATTGGTTGCCCACTCGAATTGCTCGGTTTCGTCAATGATAAACCAAGCGGCAGCCCCCATATCGGTCATCATCTTCTCAGCACGTGCAAGGGCTTGGCGGTCACGGGTGTTTGTCTTCATTACGCGGGGAGGTATGCCATATATCTCGCACAACTCCGACCAGCAACTTTGCGCAAAACGACTGAAAAGTATATGCGGTATTGCCTGATTGATAAGCCCCAAGTCTCCCACCTTACCAAAGTCTAACAACCACGTCCCGTACTCAGAGGCGTTCATATAGTCTAAGCCTCTATCATCGGTGTAGTCTTTTAGGATAATACCCTTTTGAGGTATTACATTTTGGCGGGGTACTAAGGAAACTTCTACGCCCTCATCATCAGTACGATTGAGCTCTATAAGGGTATAGCCAAAGTACTCACTATCTAAGATGTAACTTATAATATCATTAAACCAAACCGACTTTTGTAATGCTTTGGTCAGCTCTTCGTGTGTTTCACCATTAGCCTTCTGTATGCTGAAGTTAGCCGAAATAGTCTTTAGCTTTCGGTTCTTTATTTGTGAGGTAGTATGCGCGTCAAGCATCATATCACGCACGAGATTATAGTAGGGGAACGTTTTGGGGTTCTCTACGTTCTCTGCCATTGCCATTGCATTTTTCCACGTGAGTACATCGGCACGGGTACGCGCCATTGCCTTGGGAACGATATTGCGGGTAGGTTGCAGAGTGTTTTTCCCTACCCCTGCCCTCCCCGAAGGAGAGGGAGCTTTTTTCTTATAGTTCTTATAGGGTTTCATTACTTGTATTTTCCTTTAACGTTAATACCTTTTTCGGTGATTTGTAGTACTTCGGCACTAAAGCCGTCAGCTTCTAATTGGATGCGTATATGCCTATCAAGGGCGCGGGTAATACTGCCATTCTGTGCTTGCTGAATATTACAGCCCGTAATAGGCGACTCCTTCCACTCTCCTTGCTTGGAGAGCAAAAGGAACTCCACGTGTTGGGCAGTACTTTCATTAGCAACAAAGTCGCCCCCTACGACCTCCAAATCATATTCAGTTGTTACAGTTATATCTTTCATTTTAGTCGTTAGTATTTAGTCATTAGTCGTTAGAGTGAGTCGCTGGCTAACGACTAACCGCTATTAGTGATTAAATTTAGTGCGTGAACCAAAGAGGAAAGGCGTGGTTTGCTTTTCTGTTTCCTCTGTACGAGGTACAATAGGCAGCGAACTGATATTCACCTCACCTTTAGCGAGCCTTTTAAGGTACTCTATCGCCCTATCATAACGTTCTTTGGCGTGGTCATAGATAATATCAGCATTGCACAGATCTACAATATACCACTTCGCTACCGATAGGCAAAGACTCACCACAAGGGCGTTTCTTTCCTCTCCACGTTTGGCAAAGATAGCCTCCGCATCGTATCGGGGGCGACCGTCTAAATACTCTTTTTTGTCATTGGTGTAGAAGTACGATTTTACCTCCTGCTCGGCAGTATCTAATGCCTGCAGTACTATACTCTCGTCCCCTTCGGTTATCTGCTCCACTTGGTAGGAGTAGATATTATTCTTTAAATCTTCTTTTACTAAAAACATATCAATAATGGTTATTAACTCTTGCCCCAAAAGCGTATTGGTTGCTACTTTGCCTATTGCGACCTACGAGCCATTTAAAAGCACCGTGCACAGCATCGGGTCCATCATCGTGAGCTCCCGAACCTTTTTCAAAGGCTAAGAACTGGTCAATAAGCACCTGCATATCTGCGTTTTTCTGTTCGCTATTAAACCATACATTTTTGCGCTCAAAATAGCCTGCAAGGCTCTCTATACGGTCGAACTTATCAGCTTTGCTGCGTTTGTCGGCTACGATAGGAATATAGTACCCCCTTTTGTCGCCCTCTTGGTCAAAGTCGCTTACAAACTCGTCCATCGCAAAAAGCCCCTCAATCATATAACGAATATTATAGCGGTCTAACTGATACTTCTCATACTGGTCATACAGCCATTTAGCACAATGCGCACGGCTTTTTTGCTGCATATAGCACAGCAGTATATGGAACTCTTTGCCTATATTGCCCGCCAAAATCAGAGCTTTGTAGTCCGCATTTTCCTTATACGAAAGGTCGCCGTAAAAGCATAGGTTATCATACTTGGAAAGCGGTAAAGCCTTTTTATACTGAATGTCCTCATACTTAAAGATAGCCCCATCCTCTATGTGGGTGTGCATATACTCACGCATAAACGAGCGGTAAGGCATACTTTTAAACTTATTACGCCAGTACTCTGCCGATGTCTTTTCAGGCCATTCAGGAGTACAGTCCTGCAAGTTTTTCACCGCACACACTGTAAGTATTTTAAACTCTGTTTGCGGACTATCCTCATAACTACCCTCCTCTTTAGGCGTGTTAATCACCTGATTGAAGTACGTTTTAAGGCGATTCGTGATTGAGTTTTTGTGGAAGTTGTTATTCGCAAATACAAAGCGTTCAGTAGCGTTGTCCTCGCTGTCAAAACACCCCCATACATCTTCGGTAATATAGTCTACACTTTCACGCATAATACGGTCGTTGTGGATAGACTTCTTGCTATCCACATCATCTACTACGATATAATCAGGACGCTCCGACTGCTCTCGTGCCCCTCGCGGGTTTTGTCCAAAACCAAGCGACATAAACCGAACCCCATCATTAGTAACAAACGAACCGTCCGACCAGTCCCCCGCCGATGACCTCTTGCCGTAATCATTCTGCAAGCGATTATTGTGTTCCAACTGTGCCTGTATGCCCGACAGCAGCTTCTTAGCTTTAGGTTCAGTCTCACCTACCAAAAGCATAAATCGCAAATCATTCTTTGCAAAGTACAAGTACAGCGGTATCCCCATATCTATATGCACCGACTTCCCCGCCGAGCGGTACATCTCGGCAAGCAAGCGCAAGCGTCTATTGCCTACTATCAGCTTAGCCAGCTGGATGTGAAACCACGCACACTTCTGTTTGGCATAGTTAGGAAAATAGTACTCAAACCAGCGCACATAATCACCCTCCAAGTTCTTAATACGAGCCGCTTTTTCTTTGGCTGTTTCGTGTATATTTACCGAAGTAGCCTTAGCAATCAGCAGGCAATGCTTGTCGTAATCGGCTAAGAGTTTAGCGTATATCTTATCGTTCTTGCTCATTTTTTACTTTTAGTTGTAAGAATTGTTTGTGATACTTGGTACATTGAGCGGCAAAGCCCGCATCCTGTTGTGATATAAACATATCCAGCTCTTTCAGCACTTTATATACAGTAGTAGGGTCTGCCTGCGTTTCGCACCTATCCAATGCTGCCATTAGTTTACCTACATCAGATGCCGAAAAAGTAGGCTCTTGTCCATTCATTACCCTAATAGTCTCGGCTTGTAGCTTCTGTTTGATAATCGTAGGCGAGGCGTGGAAGTTCAGACGCTTGTCCTCCCAATCGTACTTCTTTACCCACTCGCCAATAGTAGCAGGGCGTACTCCGTAGAGCTCCGCCACTTCTGCTTGGGTAACCTCAATATTTTCAATGTAATATTGTTCAGCCTTAATACGTGTTTGTTCTTTTGTTTTTGCCATTTTTTTGTGGCAAAATTCCTACAAATAAGGCAATTAGAAAACAAGTTGTTCAGTCCTTGAACAACTTTGTTCAAAGGGTGAACAAAACTGTTCAGTCCTTAAACAACTATTTGCATACCCAACAGAAGCTCACGAATTTTGCCCCCGAAAATGATTAACAAAAAAATGAAATCCTATGCCTAAATTTATATTGAACGATGAAGCAGTGGTCAATTCGCACGGCTTTCGGATACTTACCGCAGGAATTGACCTAACACGCTTCAAACTCAATCCTGTAATGCTTGACGGACACATTCGCAGTAATCAGACCGTAATAGGAAGCTGGAAAGACATTACCATTGAAGAGGGTAAACTTTTTGCCGAACCTTTGTTTGATATGGAAGACGAAAATGCTAAACTCATAGCAGGAAAGGTTGAACGCGGGATTATCAAAGGGGCGAGTATGGGAATATATTTTTCAGAAAAGGATTTATCATATAAAGATAATGTGGTAACCCTTACAAAGTGTATCCTTGCTGAAGTCTCTATAGTAGCCGTACCGAGTAATGCTAACGCCTTGCGCCTACATATGGACGGCAAAGAACTTACCGAAAAAGAAATAAATGAGCTATGCCTATCATTGGCAGATAAAACAATTAACACAGATAACAATATGAAGTTACAACTTACACAATTAGCCTTAGTAGCTTTAGGTATGAGCACCAGCACTAAGGAACTATCAGCAGACGAAATAGAGTCTGCTATCTTGGCACTTTCTAAAACACGAGACGAACTGAAAGAAAAACTCACTCTTTCAGAAGAACAACTTAGTGCTTTTGTAGCCAAAGAAAAAGCACAAAAAGCTGCCCTTACTACTCAAATGCTTGACGAGGCAGTAAAAAGCGGTAAAATCACTGCCGACAAACGACAAACCTTTGCCGATTTGGCAGCTAAAGACTTTGAGTTGGCAAAAGCTACATTGGAGGCTTTGCCTGCTAAAAAGAACTTTAGCACAGGAGTAACTACACCTGCAGGAACTACTGGCGTAGCTACTATGGACGATTTTCAAAAACTCTCCTTAGATGACAAATTGGCTTTCAAAAACAGCAACCCAGAAGCCTACCAAAAATTAGTAGCTTCTATTTAAAATCGTAGCACAGCAAGCAATTTAAATGATATTTAAAAAACTTTTAAAACAGAATTAACTATGGCAATGAATTTTCCAGAAATATGGGAGGCACGCGTACGACAAACCCTTTCACAAGGAGCCGATGCCGACTTCTTAGACGGCGTGCAAGAACTCGATGGCGATGTAACCCAAATGGGCGAACACAACGTAATTCACATCCCCACTACCGAGTTCAAACCCGATGTACTGATTAATAACAGTACCTATCCTCTCGCTATCCAAGACTACACCGACAACGAAGTAGTGGTAAAATTGGATAAGTATCAAACAAAACCTACTAAGGTTACCGACGACCAAACCATCGGGGCAAGCTACAACAAAATTGATGCGGTTACCCGTAGCCACACCAATGAAATTAGCGTTACCAAGTATAAAAAAGCATTACACGCTATTGCTCCCGACCAAAACACCGCTGCTACCCCAGTCCTCACCATTGCGGGTACTGAATGTACCTACAACGACATTGTAGCCCTGAAAGCAATATGCGATAAAGCAGGATGGCCTCTCAAAGGTCGCCGCCTTGTCTTGTGCTATGACCACTACAACGCCCTCCTTAAAGACAGAGAACGTTTCGGAGACCAGCTTATCAACTATCGCAACGGACAAACAGCCCCTGTGATTGCAGGCTTTGAAATCAAAACTTACGAACAGCACCCTCACTACAATGCCACAGGACAAAAGATCGCTTTCGACCAAGTCCCTACTGCTACCGATAAACCCGCTTCAGTAGCCTTTGTGGTAGAGGCTGTGCGTAAAAAAACAGGGCTCACTAAGCAGTATTATTCCGAAGCTAAGCAAGATACCCAAAACCAAGCAAATCTCTTGGCGTATCGCCACTACTTTATTGCTTTGCCTTTGGAGAAAAAGTATATCGCCGCAATGAAATAATGTTTAACCCAAAAAGGAGGGGAAGCCTCAGAAAAGCCCCAAAGTAACTTAATTAGCACGCTTTTTTCTGCAACCTTCCCCCCCTTTACTAATAACACAAAATCTATGGATACCATATTCAATGATAACCCGAATTTAGATGTAGCCTACAAAACCGCTGACGGCAAATACTTCTACACCGAAAATAGCGCGCAAAACCACGCCCTAAGCCTCAAAAATAAAGAGGTAAAAAAAGTAGTACGTACAGAAGAAGCAACAGAAACAGAGGAAGTAAAAAATGAAGTAGCTACTCAAACAGAGAAGCCTTCAGAAACCCCTGAGCCTTCAGAAACCTCTGATAGTTCAGAAACCCCTGAGAACTCAGAAAACTCTGATAATTCAGAAAACCCAGAACCCTCAGAAACCTCTGACAATTCAGAAACCCCAAAGTCTTCAGAAAACTCTGATAGTTCAGAAAACTTAGACCCCTCTGAAGAGCAAGACAAAACACGTTTTGAACTCAAACCTAACAAACAAAACAAACGCTAAACAATGAACGGAGTAAAATTCATAAGAAAAAACGGTGGCTTAGGGCGTGAACTCGCAGGCGAAGACCATATATCGGGGCTCATCGTCTATGGTGAAACAGCCGTTGCCCCTACCTTATTGCTTTCAGTAGAAGAGCTTAACGGCAAGAATATTTTCCCCGATACAACCCCCGTGTTGCACTATCATATAACCGAGTTCTTTCGTATCAATGAAGGGGCAAAGCTATACGTGCAATCGGTAGCAAGTGCTGATGGTAATTATACCGAAGTAAAAACCCTGCAAGCATTCGCTCAGGGCAAACTCCGACAAATCGCCGTTTGTGACTTCAAAACCGAACTTTCGGGCTTAGACAACGCCCTTAGCAAGCTAAACACTATCGGCAAGGAGTTAGCCAAACGTATCACCCCTGTAAGCCTATTGTATAGCTTTAAACTCAAAGCCGAAGATATTGCTAACCTCCCCGATTTGCGCACCAAAAGTGCTGAACTCGTGAGCGTAGTCATAGGGCAAGATGGTGCTGGGCGTGGTGCTTATATCGCACAAACTACCCCTGCAGTGGGTTGTATAGGGGCTGCCCTTGGAGCTATTTCCAAAGCCAGCGTACACGAAAGCATTGGCTGGGTAGAGAAACAGAACTTAGTAAGTGTCGCTTACAATAAAGGTCTTACAGGCGATGTACTGCGTTCCCTTGAACTTGATGTCCCCGCTTTAGCGGACGGTACCAAACTTGGCAGCCTAACCCCTGCTCAAGTAGAAGCCTTGCACGGCAAAGGGTATATTTTCCTTATCCAATATGCAGGCAACGCAGGCACCTACTTCAATGATAGTTTCACTGCAACCGCTGCCAACAGCGACTTTGCCTATATTGAGAATAACCGTACCATCGACAAGGCTATCCGTGAACTCAACCGCGTACTCGTTCCTAAGATTTCAGGGCCTGCCTATATTGACCCCGACACGGGCAACTTACAAACAGCTACTGTATCGGCTATTAGTGCCCTTTGTGAGGAGCCTTTGGATACAATGAAGCGCAATGGTGAGCTCAGCGGGTATAAGGTGTATATCAACCCACACCAGCGCATTTTGCAAACCTCCAAGTTAGAGGTAGTACTCAAAATAGTACCCGTAGGCACTATGCGTGAGATAGAAGTAGCTATTGGCTTTGCCCTTAGCGTATAGCAATTTAATAACCATTTAAAAGCACTTTAAAAATGTTAGAATTAGAACCCCTTATCAACGGAAGAGAATACGGATGGGCAGATATCATCTGCACTATCGGGGGCGTACCCGTTACGGGTATTGTTGCCATAAAGTACGAAGAGGAGCAGGAGAAAGAGAACGTATATGGTGCGGGTCGCCACCCTGTGAGTCGTGGGTATGGCAGAGTGAAGACTACCGCTTCTATCACTGTGCTTGCCTCAACCGCAATGGCACTGAAAGCTAAAGCTCCCAACGGACAGCTACACCGCATTGCGCCTTTTCCTATCACAGTGAATTATCAGCCCGACAATCAGCCCTTGGTAACTCATATACTAAAGAATTGTGAGTTTCAAAAAACACCTTTTGAATGGAAGGAGGGCGATATGCACAAAGAAGTAGAATTACCTCTCATTGTAAGCCACGTAGTAGATAAAAGCATTTAGTGGGTAGCACCCACAAGCAAGTATTAAAAAGAAGTAAAAATGGAAGATAAATATAAATTTGTAGAAGACAACCCTTACGCTTTCGGTGAAAAACCTGCTACCATTTGTGGGCTATCAGAAACCGAGATACAAACCCTTAAAGAGGAACACGGCGAACTGGTACTGGTAGAAGTAGCTTCAGAAGGTAAAACCCACCAAGTGATTTTCAAAGAACCTACCTTTAAGCAGTTGGAGGTTATTACCAAAATGGCTAAGACAGACGAGGTAAAATCAGCCCAAGCTGCATACGTTAATTGTGTAGTAAAAGCCGATGAGGCAATAGCAAACCGCGATTTATTGAAGCTAAAAGCAGTAGAAGCCTTATTGGCACGCATACAGCAAACTAAGGCAAATGCAAAAAACTTGTAGGCTCGTTGCTATCTGATAAGGATAGTGTAGAGCCTAATAACAGAGAAGAATGGAAAGCAGAGGCACTCATACGCACCAACTTTGGGGTAGCCCCCGAAAGCCTGCAAGCCAGCCAATGGTGCAAACTCTATGCGCAAGCAATGTGGTTAGAGCATTGGCGTATGCAAAACCAAGCCGAATTATTTAAGGTACTTATGGGTGGGTAGGTCAAACCAGCCATTGGTTAAGAAGTTCAAAACTACTAATACCACAAGCGTAAGCAGGCTATAACCCGATATAGTGCCTCCAAAGCCAAATAACCATTGACAAAGGAACCCTATAAGGGTTAAGAAGATAGCAATAATGTTTAATATCCAATAAAGCGCTTTCATAAGTAACAATGTTTAACGCGGCAAATATACAAAATTAAAATGAATAACTCGTTTAATTTCGGAATAAATTTTAATGTGGCAGGCGGTAATGATGTGTCGGCTATATTTGTCGGTTTGTTTAAAAACATTGACATACTACAAGCTGAAATTACTCAAATCAATCAGACGCTCAACACTTTCTCCGAAAACACTACAAAAGCTATTGAGGGGGTGGCTAAAAGCGTTAAAGAAAGCACTAATCTTTCTAAGCTGAATTTTGCAGCTATGCTGGACTTTGCCGATAGGACAGCTACCTCACTAAGTAGCCTTTCTGCCCCTGGTATCGCCCTTGAAAAGAACCTCGCCGAACTTTCGGCTATCACAGGCGTTACAGGTGAGGGACTGAAAGCCATAGAAATGGCGGCACGTGATACGGCTAAAACCTTTGGTACTTCGGCAGTAGATAACGTGGAAGCCTATAAGATGATGCTTTCACAGCTTAGCCCCGATATTGCTAAGAACAGCGAGGCAATGAAGCTGATGGGCGAGAATGTGAATATCCTTTCCAAGCAAATGGGAGGCGACACCATAGCCGCTACCGATGTACTCAACACCTCGCTGAACCAGTTCGGGGTAAGTATGGAAGATCCTATCAAGGCGGCAAAGGTAATGACCGAGATGATGAATGTGATGTCTGCCGCTGCCCAAAATGGTTCGGCTGAACTCCCACAAATCAAGCAGGCATTAGAGCAGGTAGGTATGGTAGCCAAAACTACTGGATTATCATTTGCTGAAACCAACGCCTATATTCAGCTTCTCGACCAAGCAGGCAAGAAAGGAAGCGAAGGAGGGGTTGCCTTGCGCAACGTACTGACTACTCTTTCTGAAGGTCGCTTCACCTCTAAGCTGGCTGCTGACGGACTCAAAGCTGCAGGTATTAGCACCGACTATTTGGCGGATAGCAGCATACCCCTACACGAACGCCTAAAGACTTTACGCAAGATACAAGGCGACACTGCCCTAATGACCAAGGTATTTGGCAAGGAGAATATGGCGGCTGCCATTGCCCTTATCAATACGGCTGATGAAGCTGAAGCGATGACGCAAAAGATAGAGGGCACCAACTCGGCAGTAGAACAGGCGGGAGTGATTATGGAAAGTGCAGCAGAGAAAAATGCACGAATTACAGCACAAGTAGAAGACTTTAAAATTGCGCTTTTTAACGCTACAGGAGGAGGTATAGGCTATGCCAGTGTAATAGGAGATATTACTAAAGAAATCACCAATCTTGCTCCCTTGCTTAGAGGGCTTTATAACGGTATTACTTTCTTAATCAATGCCGAAAAACGCGCCGCCTTATGGTCGGGTATTCTATCCGTAAAAACAGCCGTATGGGCAGGAGTTACCAAGGCAATGGCAGTAGCACAGGGCATACTGAATGCTGTAATGAATATGAACCCTATAATGCGTATAGTAAGTGCCATTGCCCTATTAATAGGCTATGTTGTTACCGCTATTAAGTACTTTGATAGCTTTGGTAGTACAATGTTAGTGCTGTTAGGCCCTATAGGAATGCTCATCAGTGCTTTTATGATGATTAAGCGGCATTGGGATAGCATCGTCGAAGCCTTTAAATCAGAAGGTATATTAGGCGCACTTAAGCGTATAGGTTTGGTGCTGTTAGATGTGATTATGCATCCTTTGCAAAAAATACTGGGTTGGGTAGCGGAGCTTACTGGCTGGCAATGGGCTACAAATGCTGCTGGCAGTGTAGAGGAGTTTCGCAAGAATATGAATTTAGTCTCTGATGAGGAAAAGGCTAACACCAAAAAAGAAGATGATAAACCTCAAGAGGTAACGGTAGTAGAAAACAAAGACAGCTTTGACCTTACCAAAAACAAACCTACGGTGCCTACCGTTGGGGGTGTGGCAGCTACCAAAACAATGAATAGCACGGGGGTAGGAGGTGATAAGAGTAAAAGCGAAAACAAAGTGCGTAACCTTAGTATCGGCAAGATGATGGATAATTTTAACGTGTATATGAATACCGAGAAAGGTATAGATAAGCAGCAGCTATTGCAAGCTGTAAGAGAAGTGTTACTAACTGCTACTGCCGACTTTGCAGGGGCTAATGATTGACGAATATGATACACTTTAACTTTCAACCCCAACCAGAAACGATTGCCAAAACGGTAGCCTTAAACTTGGCTTTTCGTTTTGGTATGCAAGCGGGCAAGCCTTTAGAGGTTAAGAAGTTTGACGGCGAGTTTGTCGCAACAAGCGACTTAGAAAACCGCCCTTGGCTTACCTCCTTGCGTATGAGTACCCACCACGAGGGCGAGCGTTACAGCTTATTATTCCCCGAAGTGATTATCTCAATAACCCAACAGCGCAACATAGTAACAACCCCTCTACAAGGGCGTGACGGCACGATTAAGGAGTATATTAGCAATGGCGACTACAACATTACCCTCGACCTCGCTATTACCGATTATGAGAATGAACCTAACGAACAAGCTGACGAGGCGTTTTTATTGCCAAAGCAGGACTACCCGCTAAGTCAGTTAGAAACCTTGCGCAAACTACTCACTACTCCCGAAGCAGTGGAAGTAGAAAGCGACTTTCTCTATGCATTCGGCATCAAGTCGGCAGTAGTAACCTCTTTCTCCTTACAGCAGGAAACGCACAGCAATCGCCAAAGCGTACAGATACAAATGCTATCGGACGAACCTTATGAGATAAAACAGATACAGCAAGACGAGTATGTTAAGATTAGCAAGTAGAATAACCATTGAGGGTGAACAACGCTGGCAGTTCACAGCAGTAGCCGAGTGTAACATTGTAGAAGATACAAGTAGCCTTACCGACACCTGTGAACTTAAGTTACCTCGCAACATTAAATGGCAAGGGTATATAAGTGAAAAAGGTATGCCTCCAATCAAACGAGGCGACCGCATTACCATAGAACTCGGTTATGATGATGATTTAAAAGTACGCTTTGCGGGTTACGTGCGCTCGGTAGATGCCAAAGTGCCTATCACTATAAAATGTGAAGACGGTATGTTCCTACTCAAAACACTGAAAGCCGAGCCTAAAGCCTTTAAGAACGCTACCCTCAAAGAGATAGTGGAACACCTACTCAAGGACACGAATATCGCCTACAAACTCATTGACGATAACATTCATATAGGGGCGTGGCGCATCACCCAGCCCAATGTATCACAAGAGTTACAGGAACTAAAAGACAAGGTAATGCTTAGTAGCTACTTTAGGTTTATCGACGGCAAATCGGTGTTGTACATTGGATTAGCCTACCCTATAGACAATCGCGAAAAACACCTTTTTAAGCACGGCAAAAACATCATCAGTGAGGACTTTACTTACCGTGATAAAGACGATATAAGGGTACGCGTAGAGGCACAGAGCTTCAACACTAAGCATAAGAAAATCACCTACGAGTACGGCGATAAAGACGGTGAAGTAATAAAACTCCGCATAGACGGACTAACAGAGGAGGAGCTAAAGAAGTACGCCCTACAAGCCTTAGAACGCTACAAACAAAGCGGCTTTAAGGGCTCGTTTGAGACTTTTGGTGTACCCGAAGTAAGCAAGTGCGATATGGTGGAAATACACGCCTCTGACGGCAATAGTGGTACTTATTTAGTGAAAAAGAATGAGATTAGTTTTGGTACCAATGGCTATCGCCAAAAGATTGAATTAGGGCAGAGAGTCTCTGCCGACAATAAAGCACTATGATAAAAGAATTAATACAACAATTAGCCAATACAGGGCAGGAATTATACACTAAAGTGTGCGAGGTAACCTCTGTAGATGAGGAGGCTAAAACCGCCGATGTAAGTCCCTTAGACGGTAGTTCACCTATTAACGATGTGTATTTAGTAGTAGATTTTGAACAAGGAGGTTTTTACCTACAACCAAAAGTAGGTTCGCTGGTATGTGTGGCTTTTATAGGCAAAGAAACGGCAATAGTAGTAGGAACCTCCGAGCTGGAGAAAGTAGAATGCATCTTAGGAGGTTTTACCCTAAAGATAGAAGACGGCAAACTACAACTCAAAAATGAGCAAGCCGATTTTAAAACCCTTTTAAATGACCTTATAACTGAGCTTAAAAGTGCAATTATACAGACACCCGCAGGTCCTGGCAACTTTGCCCCGAATAATGTAGCAAAATTTGAGGAAATTAACAATAAAATAAACGCACTATGGCACTAAACAAACAAGCCCTAACACAAGGCATTATCGACCTTCAGCAGGATATGCTTACCAAGACAGAGGCAAGCCCAAGAGAGTACGCCGAACGCTTAGCCTCCCTTATTCACGACTTTGTCTGCAGTGGCGAGGTAACAGTAGCTGCCGGTATCAGTGTAGCCACAGCAGGTACAGCCACTGCCCAAACGGGTGCTACTAATAGTACTGGAACGGGTACAATAAGTTAAAAACAAAATAATAATATGACAAAACTCAATTACATTTTACAAGGCTTTGGCTTTAGGGACTCTCACGACTTCCTACGCTCATCCTTTGGTCACACTTTTTCAATGCTATTTATCAAAATGGACGTTATACTATCATTACTATTTGCCACCGTGCACTTCTTATTTGGTTTCAACCATTTGTTCCTAACCGCTTATGTAGTGCTACTTATCTTTGAGTGGATCACAGGGGTACAAGCTTCCCGCAAGCGAGGAGAAAAGCACGAGAGTCGCAAGTTTGGGCGTATGTTATTAAAAATAGCCACCTATCTTGTGCCTATTTATATACTGCATACCTTCTCCGCCAATGTAGAGTTTCCAAGTCTTGGAGGCTTTGAGTTCGACCCCTTCCATTGGCTTTACTGGGTAGTTCTCATAGCTATTATATGGCAATTAGTGGTGAGTCTCTTGGAGAACTTAGATTGTTTAGGCTTTCGCTTCGCTAAAGTACTGCTCAAGATTATTAATAAGAAGTTTTATAAAACCTTTGAGCTCAACGATAACGATGATAACAGTATTACATAATCAAAGCCTATTAGACCTCGCTCTGCAACACACAGGCACGATAGAAAGCGTCTTTGAGTTTGCTGAAGCGAACAGCCTCAACATCACCGATGATGTAATGGCGGGCAAAACATTGGCACTACCTGCAGAAGCGTTCACTAACAAAGATATATTAGCCTACTACACCGCAAAGAACTTGCAGCCCGCAACCGCCTTTTCTAAGGAAGACGAACAGGTGTTTGAACGACTTGAGGGCATCAGTATATGGGCTATTAACCTTGATTTCGTCGTTAGTAGTTAGCCATTAGCAAGCGACACAATCTAACGACTAATAACTAAAGACTAACGACTAAATATTATGGCACGAAGCATTCAAGAAATACAAACCCTTATTCTCCAAGCTAAAGCGCAAGAGCCTGCCCTTAATGAGCTCAATAGCACCTCCAAAGTAGCTATATGGCGCTTGTGGGTATATATTATAGCGGTGGCTATATGGAGCTTAGAGAAGCTGTTCGACCAGCATAGGGCGGATATAGACAAACGCCTTGCCGAACTCAAACCCCATACTGCCCGTTGGTATCGCAGCAAAGCCCTCGCCTTCCAATACGGCTTTGACCTATTGCCCGACAGCGATAAGTTTAATAACCAAGGGCACACGGAGGAACAGATAGAAGCAAGCAAAATTGTCAAGTACTCGGCAGTGATAGAAAGCAAAAACGAAGGGCGTTTGATAGTGAAGATAGCAGGTGAACAGGACGACACACTCCAACCAATCACCGATGCCCAAAAGCAAGCCTTTGAAGGCTACTTGCAGGAAATCAAAGATGCAGGCGTACGCCTATCAGTAGTAAATTATCAGCCAGATGTGCTGCACTTGCAAATGAAGATAGTATATGACCCGCTTGTATTAGATAGTAACGGACAAAGTATCATTCACGCTACACACCCAGTAGAAGAGACTATAAAAAGCTACTTAAAACGCCTGCCATTTAACGGCGAATTGGTCTTAGCGCACCTTATTGACGCCCTCCAACAAGCCGAAGGAGTGAAGATACCACATTTAGTTCTCGCCCAAAGCAAAAACATCACCAGCGGTGGAGGCTATGGGGCTTTTGAAACGATAGAGATAAGCAAAATACCCACCGCAGGCTACTTTACGATAGACAACTTTAACGATATCTCTTATGTCAGCAATGTATAACCTAAACATCGACAAACTGCTCGTGCTGCTTACCCCTACCTTCCTGCGCAAACCGAAGCTCATAGTGTGGTTGCGTATGTTGGCAGTACCTCTGCACAAGTTGCTGTATGACTTTCAGCAAGCACGAGAAACCAACCTATATAACCTCGCCCACAATAGCCAAGTATGCTACCTTCGGAAGGCCCTTAATGATGAGTTTGACAGCGAGCAGCGGCGTATCCGTATCGAGGACGGAAAGCAGAACGAGCGGCTCTATATATACCCTCGCAGTGCCAATAAGCCTTTGTTTTTAGGCAAAGTCTTCCTCTATCAACGAGGCGACTATATAGACGGTGGAGTAGATTTTATAGTAGTACTCCCACGAGGTTTAGAATATGACAAATACAAATTAGAGGCACTTGTGAACTTCTATAAATTAGCAGGCAAACGTTGGCAAATTAGCCAATTAGCAGATTAGTAAATTAGTATTATGAATACAATAAACACAGAACACAACGCAGGCTACCCCTTTGATGTGGCGTTCCTTGCCTTTATGCAGAACAGCTACCGCCTCTTCAATAGCTTAGGAAGTATGGCAGGTAATAAGGCTATTATATCAGGCTGTGATGAGGTAGGCAACACCATCACCCCTGGCACCGTCTTTATTAATGGAGAACTTTTCCCCTTTGAAGGAGGCGCAAAAGGAGATACGGTTATTATCAAAGAGGAAACCAATGAAGTAACCTTTGAGGACGGCTTTCTCCGCCCCTTAGAGACTATTCGCACAGCCGCTTTTGGTCGCTCAACCCCCGAAAAGACCTACAATTGGGAAGACTTTAAGCGTGTGTACAATCTCCAATATTTAGGAGAAAATAAAACAGATAACACCGAGACAGAAAAACTTCTCAAACGCATTGAAAAATTAGAAAAGGAAAAGCAAGCGGTGCCTATAGGCTTAGTAGCTATATGGGGCAAGCCAGAGAATGAAATCCCTGAAGGTTGGGAAGAGTACACTCCTATGCGTGGTGTAATGCCTATTGGTTACGACCCTGAATATAGAAAAGATGAAAACGATGCCGAAGATTATCACCTAAATACTCTTAAGCAAAAAGGCGGCAAACGCTCGCACAAACTCTCTGTTGAGGAAATGCCTAGTCACAGACACGAAACTGTGAATGATGCGTCAGGTAGCGACAGGGACAGTAAAGGATATGGGAGTGCATTTACAATGGACACAGACGAGATAACTCATAATAGGCGAAATTTAATGAGTATAGAACCTTCTGGTGGCGACAGGCCTCACAACAATATGCCACCTTACCGCGTAGTGCAATTTATAAAGTATGTAGGCTTTAAATCGGTAGAACCTTAAATAAGTAATAACTTAAAATTTGTAATAATATGACACCAAAAAAGACATTAAAAAAGTGGTTCTCAAACTTTATGAAACCCGCACAAGAACATTTCGCTGCTTGGATTGACAGCTATTGGCACAAAAGCGAGTCAATTCCTATGAGTAGCATTGAAGGACTTAGCAAAGCCATTGAGAACACCGCTTCGGCAGGGCAGCTGCTCAATCACATCAATGACACCAATGCCCACCGTGACCTATTTGACGAGTTGAAAAGGCAAATACAAGCCATTCAGACCATCTTACAGGTAGATGATGTAAACCTCGACACTCTGCAAGAAATCGTTACCGAGTTAAAATCTAATGCTAAGCTACAGGAGCTCATCGAAAAAAAGGTAAACAAAGAAGAGGGCAAAGGGTTATCATCTAATGACTTCACCAACGAACACAAGCAGAAGTTAGAGGGCTTGCAGCCTACTAATGTATCAGACCTTCTGCCCAAAGGGGGGTATGATGGCACGGGGCAACAGCTGAAAGAGGCCATTGACGGACTGCAAACTAAAATGGGACAAGTAGAGGCTACCCTAAGTGTAGACGATACCGCATTCGACACCCTGCAAGAAATCGCTACCCAAGTGAAGAACAACAAGAACTTGGAGCAGTTGCTTACAGGGAAGGTAGATAAAAAAGATAGCCTTTGGTCAAGTCTCAAGAAAGCTATTTACTTTAATAGTGTGCCAAATAAAACAAGTGAAGGAGTTCAGATTGATGGGGAATATGTAGAGATATCGGCAGAGACTTTAGTTAACATTAGAAATAAAGGAAGTGTTAATATTACAGGGGCTCTTGGGCAGAGAGGGGAGGCACTTAATGTGAATGAGGAAACTGTAGATATCAACTCTGAAACTACATATATTAGAGCTAAGAACTTACAGCAAAGTTCTGAAGTTTATTCTCACTCAGGGAAGAAGATGAGTATTAATGCCGAAGAAGTAAGTATTAGGGCTAATAGGCTATTAGTCAATGGTGAAGATTTGTCCCCTAAGTTAAACAGTTTAGGCGATTTCAACGCAGAAGAGATTAATAGAAAGATTGAGGCAATTGAAAATACATTGATGAATGCGGGCTATATAATTCAGCAGCCTTAATGACTAAAAACTATGGAAATCAGAAAACACATCATCAAACTATTTGCACTTAACTATATAGTGCCTTTTGCAGGTAAAACAAGAAGTTTCACCCGCTCTGCTAACATCATCTTACCCTTAATACTCATCGGAGGACTTATTGTTTGTGCCGAGCTTTACAGCTGGCTATACATACTCTTGCCCTTGCTTGCAGTAGCTTGTTTCTTTGGCTTTGGGTACTTCCACTTTTGCCCGCTTACAGACAAAGACTTTCCCCTGCTTGACGATACCCAACGTTGGCAGTATGAAGCCTTTCAAAGGCGTGTAACTCCAGAGCCTAAAAGCTACAATGCCCAATGGGTACTATGGGTAAACCCTTTGGCTATAGCAATAACCCTTATTATACTATTCACCCTAATACTATAAGCAATGAAAAAAAGCACCCGCAACATCCGTTACTTAGTGGTTCACTGCTCCGCTACACCAGAGGGCAGAGGGCACACTGCCAAAGACATCGACCTATGGCACAAGCAACGTGGTTTTAATGAGATAGGTTACAACTACATCATACGCCTCGACGGCACGGTGGAAGAGGGCAGAGATGTAAATAAGATACCTGCCCACGTAGAAGGACACAACAAGGATAGCATCGGCATCTGCTACATCGGTGGCATCGACAAAAACACGTTGCAACCCAAAGACACCCGCACCGATGCCCAAAAAGAAGCCTTAAAGAAGCTCCTCAAAGAACTAAAAGCCCTATACCCCGAAGCCGAGATTTTAGGACACCGAGACTTCCCAGGAGTAGCCAAAGCTTGTCCGTGTTTTAATGCCAAAGACGAATACAAAAACATTAGCAAATGAGAAAATTAGCCCTATTATTATTGGCATTCCTTGCCTTAGTAGGTTGTCGTACCCGCAAGGTAGAAAGCCACGAGCAAAAGCAAGTACAGAAAGAGCACTTTATCACCTATAAAGATAGCTCACAACTATTCGCCTATCAATCCCACAAAACGGACTTGTCCGAACAGTCCGACACATCCTTTGAGCTCGAATTAGAAAGCCTCACCGATAGTGTAGGCAACCCCCGTGAACTCATCTACACCCGCATTCGTGACGGCGATAATGAAGTTATAAGAGTACTCAACGGAAAGGTTAAGCTACGTACTACAAGCACCCATTCTAAGAGCCTAAAACAGGCTGATAGTACCTTCATACACTCGCATTAAAACCGAAGCGCAAAAGCACGAATATACCCAACATAATCAAGTAAGCAAAGAAGTAAACAAAAGCCCCGTAAGGCACATCCTTTGGCTCTTGCTACTCGCTGTATTAGTATTTATACTTTGGAAATATAAGCTGTTTCGGTGGAAGATTTAATAACAAATTAAACAGCTTTTAAAACGCTTTTAAAGCACTGCTAAAATAGGAGGACAAGCAGTATAAAAAATGTCCTCCGCTTTTCTACTAAAGTTCCCCAACTTATTCATAGAAACATCAGCACGCTGACTGCGGAGGACAATATGTCTTCTGCGTCAACATGCTTTTTGTTTCCTATAAGTTGGGGCTTGCAAAAGTACAACAATTTTCCAAACTACCAAAAAAACATCGCCCGTGCGGCTCGCACCGAACACCAAGCGAACACTAACACTAAAAAAACAATCACTAAAAAA